AGCTTGCAGCTTGCTTTACAGCAAGACAACTGGTAGGATGGTAGAGGTAGAAACTAACTTAGGAGATGTTTTATGACGCATGAAGCAGGTAAGGGTAGCGCTCAGCGCCCATCACAGGTGAGCAACAAGATGTACTACGATAGATACGATGCCATCTTCAGGAAGCACGTTGAAGACATTGACAGTGGCATTGTTAAAACAAAAGCAGACTATGTAAAAGATTCTGAAGGTGACAAGGAGTACATCAAACCTGTTGTACACTTCATCAAAGGAACAGAAATGTTTTATGAAGCAGGGGATGACATGAAGGTGGCAAGGCTTCGTGCTGTAGACCATCCTATCTGGGGTGCTGATATTGTCAGAACCAGCGTCATTGTGAAAGAACATGATGATGGTGGTTTTGAAACATTGAACACCATTTATAAACCGTTAGTTTAAAGAGAAACACAGTATGTCTAATTGGGTATATGACTTAGAAACATTTCCAAATTGCTTTAGCTTCACAGCTATTAAGGAAGATGGAACTGAGCCTCAAGTCTTTGAGATGAGCACACGCAAGAACGAAGCTGAAGCTATGTTCTCCTTCTTAGACATACTGCGTAAACGTAAAGATAAGATGGTTGGATTTAACAACTTAGGCTTTGACTATCCCATCTTGCATGAGCTTATTAAGATACGTGACAGAGCTATCACTGTGTCTGGTAAGGCTGTTGCTGTGAAGGCATATGCCCTTGCACAAGAACAGATTAAGCAGCAAGACGGTTTCTCTAAATCAATACCAACAGCACAAGAGTATGTCAAACAGATTGACCTATTCAAAATACATCACTTCGACAACAAGGCTAGGGCAACCAGCTTGAAGATGATTGAATTTAATATGAAGTCTGACACCATTGAAGACCTGCCCTTCGCTGTTGGTACTGTGCTATCTGATGACCAAATAGATGTGTTGCTTGCCTACAATATGCACGATGTTGTTAAGACATTAGACTTCTACAAAGAGAGTGTTGGTGCTATCAACTTCCGTGATGAGTTGTCACTCAAGTACAAACGTAGCTTCTTAAATCACAACGATACCAAGATTGGTAAAGACTACTTCATCATGCGTCTTGAAGAGACAATGCCAGAGTCTTGTTATAAGGTTGGTACAAAAGGTGAGCGCATCATTAACCAAACAAAGCGTAAGACAATTAACATTGCTGATTGCTTATTCAACTACTACGATTTCAAACGTCCTGAGTTTCAGGCGGTGCATGAGTGGTTCAAGAAACAAATCATTACTGAAACCAAAGGTGTGTTCTCTGACATTGAAGAACACTTGCTTGGTGACGTAGCTAAATATGCTGAGATGTTTATTGGTCGTAAGAAGTTTAAAGAAGAACCAACAGAAGCTGACCTTGTTTTGTTTAAACAAGAACATCCTATGGGTTGGGTTGATAAAGTTGAATTGAAAGCTAAGCGTAAAGGCTTGCCAACATATTCATACTGGGGATGCTGGAATGAAGCAACCAACTTAAATGTTGTTGTTGATAACTTCCGCTTTGACTTTGGCACTGGTGGTATTCATGGAAGTATTGCCTCTGCCATTGTTAGTGACGATGGCTTCTATGAGCTTGTGGATGCCGATGTCAGTTCCATGTATCCCAATGTTGCCATTGCCAACAACGTATTTCCACAACACTTATCAGAACAGTTCTGTGTCATCTATGAGGACGTATATCAGCAACGTAAAAGCTACCCCAAGGGAAGCTCTGAGAATGCCATGCTGAAGCTTGCGTTGAACGGTGTATATGGTGACAGCAATAACAAGTACAGCCCCTTCTACGACCCACAATATACTATGTCAATCACTATCAATGGTCAGTTGTCATTGTGCTTGTTGGCTGAGAAGCTACTGGACATTGAAGGACTAATACTTGTGCAGGTAAATACCGATGGTGTTACCACCCTTGTTCCACGTAAGAGTAGAAAGCTTTACGACAGCATCTGTTTAGCTTGGCAACAGCAAGTAAAGCTTGAGCTTGAGTTTGTTGAATATAAAAAGATGTTGATTAGGGATGTAAACAATTACATTGCTGTTTATACAAATGGAAAGACAAAGCGTAAGGGTGCTTATCAATATGAAGGATTAGGTTGGCATCAGAACCAAAGCAGCTTAGTCATTCAGAAAGCTGTTGAAGCTCAGATGCTTCAAGACATTCCTGTTGATGTATATATCAAAGGACATACAAACAAGTATGACTTCATGTTGCGTACTAAGGTGCCTCGTAGTTCTAAGCTGGTGATGGTAGCTGCTGATGGCACTGAGGTGCAGCAACAAAACATCTGTAGATACTATGCCTGCAAGAGTGGTGGCAAGTTGGTAAAGCTTATGCCACCTCTCGTTGAAGGTGGTGAAGATAGACGTATGTCAATTGATAAGGAATGGAATTTAAAAACTTGTAATAACATTGATGACTTTGTTGGAGATATCGACTATGATTACTACATTGCCGAAGCAACTAAACTTATTATCGGTGGTGTAAAAGAAAAGGATGACGAAGAGCAAATCTTCTGATACCATTAACGTTCTTCCATACGTTATTAAATAAATATGGAAGCGGCATAGACAACCTCGAAAGCGTTGTTATTTTCAAAGGAAATATTATTATGGCTACCGAAAACAAACGGATTAAGATTAAAGCTAATGTGTACTGGGCACAACTTGACAAGGTCAATGAGATGTCTAATAAATATCAAGTCAATCTTTGCAATCTGTCTCCCGCTGCTGTCACTGCTCTTGAAGGAATGGGCATCTCTGTGCTGGTTGGTACAGAAAACAAAGAGGCAATGGGTAGTTACATCACTTGTAAATCTAGCAATCCAATTCGTGCATTTGATATTGATGGTTTGCCAGTTACTGAAAACATTGGTAACGAAAGCAAAGCCATCGCAATGGTTGGTTCATATCCTTGGACATACAAGAACAAGAAAGGTATGTCTCCTTCACTTGGTAAGTTTGTCATCACTGACCTCATCCCTTACAGTGAAGGTGAAGCAATGACAGCAGACGACGAAGACGTGCTGTAATAGTTATGAAGGCTCTACTTGATTCAGACATACTTGGATACCGTATAGCCTTCGCATGTGAGAATGAAACTGTTGATATAGCCAAGCATCGTCTTGACCACTACATCATAGACATTCTCATGTGCGGTGTTGACAACACATTTAAAGATTGTTTCTGTAACAGTTGGCAACTCTATTTAACTGGTAAGAATAACTTCAGATATGGTGTAGCCATCACTGTTCCTTACAAGGGTAATAGAGTGGCCCCAAAGCCTCAACATTTGCAAGCCTTACGCCAGCATATGATTGATGAATGGGGAGCTTCTGTGACTGATGGTGATGAGGCAGACGATGCCATTGCCATTGATGGAACAACACTTGGTCTCGACTGTGTCATGGTTTCACTAGATAAAGATTTTGATCAGATACCGGGATGGCATTACAACTTCGTAAAGAAGCTTGGTTATTTCGTAGATGAACGTCAAGGTTTATATTCTTTTTATAAACAAATCTTAACTGGTGACACTGCTGATAACATTCAAGGACTAGCAGGCATTGGCCCTGTGAAGGCAGCAAAGAAACTTGCTGTGTGTGAAGATGTTACAGACCTGCCTGAGTATGAGATGGCAATGTATGATGTGTGTGTTGATGCCTATGAAGGTAATGTAGATAGAGTGCTAGAGAATGCTTTGCTTCTTTGGCTAAGAAGAACCCCTAACGAAATGTGGACACCTCCCACACTAAGGAAATAATATGAAACTTAAATCACTCGGTGTTGATGTTAAAGCAAATGATGTTGCTGTCATTCTTCGTCCACTACCAGACTTGGATGCTGATGGTGAGTGGGCTGGTAACTACCAAGTATTGCTTGCTGGTTTTGGCCCTATCACAATGGCTGAGAAAGACATGGAGTACATGATTTCTGCTGCCTTGTTAATTGCATCTTCTGCTTCTTTTGTAGAAGCTAACAAAGAGTTTGGTGATGCTCTTGTTGAACATTGTCAAAGCACTTTAAGTGAGCATCGTGATGTACTACCTGCGACAACGAACTTCACATTCACTAAACAAGACAGCTTTGATTTCAATGAAGATACCAAGACGCACGGAGGTATGCAATAGTATGGCAACAGACATCATCAAAACGCTATCAGAGCGTGGCCTCACTTACGGTGAATACAAAGATGTATCTCGTACTAGTCAACTCATTAAAGAAGCTTTACGTAATGGCGGTTCATATAGCATCTTGAGTAATGAAGCCTGTGAAAGCTTAGACATGATTGCTAATAAGCTGGCACGTATTGTCAACGGTGATCCAAGCTATCTAGATTCATGGGTGGACATTGTTGGTTACACAACTCTTGTCATTAACAAGCTTGAAGGAACAGCTAACAAATGATTACTATTAACGTATCACTAACTGTTTCTTGTGAGCACAGTGATGTACCTTCCTTCATTCAAACAGAAGAAGAACTACATGATAGTGTTAAAGAAGCAATCAACTATTCATTGTCTAGACTTGACTTTGAAGATGTTACATTTACCAACTTAACAATTGAAGGCTATCCAGAAAATGAGTGATGAAATTTCAGTAGCTATCAGACCAGTAAACTATGGGTACATTATTGAATATGTGGAAGAAGAATATCATGCTGAATTTGTTGCGCTCACGCGTCAGGAAGCTCTGGCTGTCGCTAACAGTTTACTTGCTGATTACGAAATGCGACTTGATCTATCAGACTTGGCTGATCAAGCGGTGGGTAGTGAATGAGAAACGGAAACGAATGGACAGAGGCTAGGTTTAAAAGCTTTGTCACTTCAGCATTACGAGCAGCTTCCCGAAGATGGCCTGTCAAATATCTTGCACTAAAGCAAGCTTTGATTGGTCGCAAAACAAATAAGAAAACAGGGAAGCTGGCTCAGCATTTCAAATGCAATGCTTGTAACGAAGCTTTTGTTGCCGCTGATGTTCAGGTAGATCACATACAACCTGTCGTTGACCCAGCAAAAGGTTTCATTAGCTGGGATATTTACATTGACAGATTGTTTTGTGAGATAGATAATATGCAGGTGATGTGTATCCCATGTCACAAGCTTAAAAGTGCAACTGAAAAACTAACTAGGAAAAAGAAATGAAACTTATTATTAAATCGTTTACTGAAGATGCTGAAGGTAATGTAGTTGCTGAAATGTTCTTAGACAATGAAGCTAAGACTAAGCTCTTGGAGTCAGCACTTAACACAGCAATGGGTGATGTTGGTCAGCTTCCTGTTGAAGATGAATGTTCTTTCTTTGGTTCAATGGAAGAGCAAGAAGACGAACAAGAAGATGACAACGATTATCCCAGCTACTTCCCAGAACAAGACACCAACGTCATCACTGTTGTTCAAGAACAGATTGATGCTCTTGTCATCGGTGAACTTAAAGACTGGTATGAAAACTCAATTAGCTCATGGGGTTCTAAGCATCCTGACGACATCAAGAAAGCCGCTGAAGTTGCAGCAGCCTGCAAAACATTGCTTGCCTATTGCATGATCCTACAACAGCTACATCCGTAAAGCTTCCTTCTTCAAATAAATATTATGACAAATATTAACCTATACCAAAGCGATGCCATGAGCTACAGGCTCCCAACGGCAACATCAATGTATGCCCTACTCAACCTCGGTGGAGAGGTGGGAGAGGTGCTTAGCGTGGTTGCAAAGGGCATCCGTGATGGCTACGAAAGCAAAGACATCTACACCGCTGAGTTGGCTAAAGAACTTGGTGATGTGTTGTGGATGGTAGCTGCTGTTGCTGCTGACAACGACCTGAAGCTATCAGACATTTGCCAAATGAACTTGGACAAACTGGAAAGCCGTAAAAATCGTGCTGTTATTTCTGGCTCAGGCGACAATCGCTGATATATACTATAACTGCTACCCCACCTTTAAGGAGCTTCGGCTCCTTTTTTAACCTCTGTAAGAAAGACATATGAATAAATTTAACATCGCAATGGATTTGTCTAAAGACAAGTTGTTTGACGAGCTTGGTTTGCAACGTCTACGCGAGAGCTATATGCGTGAACAAGAGGTATCCCCTCAAGAACGCTTTGCTTATGTATCGTCCATGTTTGCCAGCAACCAAGCGCACGCACAACGCTTGTATGAGTACAGTAGCAACCATTGGCTCAGCTACTCCACCCCCATTCTCTCCTTTGGTAGAAGCAACAAAGGTATGCCCATCAGTTGCTTTCTAAACTACATGGACGATAGTGCTGCTGGCATTGTCAACAACTTGTCTGAAACAAACTGGCTATCAATGATGGGCGGTGGTGTTGGTGTTCATGTGGGCATTCGTAACAGTGATGACAAGAGCACTGGTGTTATGCCTCATTTGAAAATTTATGATGCTTCCAGCTTGGCCTATCGTCAAGGACGTACACGCCGTGGTAGTTATGCTGCCTACTTAAACATTGATCATCCAGACATTATTGCCTTTCTTGAGATGCGTAAAGCCACTGGTGAT